CTGAACTGTCGATGCGCATGCGTTCTGTGCTTGCAGTATCAAATACCATAGTGCTTGTGGTAGCCCTGCGGATACCCGTATCATTCATTGCCGAGCCGATGTTGTTACTAAAGTAAAACCCTGCGGCTGTTACCTCACCGTCAGCCATAAGAGTTGCAGCATCAGATGCTTGTGCAGAAGTACCACCGACGACTACGTTGCCCGATGCGTCGATGCGCATACGTTCTGTGTTAGCAGTTTCAAACTGTAAATCACCATTGGTAAGTGTGGAAATGTTAGAACGTGTACTGTTGCTACCATTATACATCAATGTAATACCAGCTTCGCCATCTGTTCTGTTTACACGAATAAATGCACCTGCTCCATCAACATGAAATTTGTCACTTGGAGAACTAGTACCAATGCCTACGTTACCCGCTGATGTGATGGTCATACGAGTCGTGTCGTTAGTAGCAATAATTATTGGTTGGTTTTCACGCTGCGTAATTCTTGCTGCACCGCCGTCATGTCCTATAACAAACCCACCTAATACTTGTGTTGTATGTGTGCTATTATTGAAAGCTAGATAAGTCTGTGTTCCACCGTATAATCTTAAAACATAACCGGCAGTTAAATAACCAGATGGGCCATGCCCGATCCCTAAGTTGCCCGTCAGCGTACCGCCAGCTAAAGGCAGTTTAGTAGCGATTGAATTAGTTACAGTCGTGCTAAAGTTAGCATCATCCCCCAGTGCAGCCGCTAATTCATTAAGAGTATCTAAAGTAGAAGGTGCTGAGTCAACAAGGCTAGATACTTCTGTATCTACATACTGCTTTGTAGCGGCTCCTAATGCAGCACTAGGGTTAGCATTAAGGACTAAACTACCTGTCATAGTACCGCCAGATCGCATTAAAGCACCAGCAGAAGTTACATTAGCTGTGTCCGTTACATCTGCACTAGCTTCAACACCATCTAGTTTAGTTCCATCTGCTGCTATATCTCTACCGTCTACAGTACCTGTAACTGTAATATTAGCAAAAGCAGCATCCTCACCTGAAACAATAGCTTTGCTTGCAGGGTAAGTCATAAACACATCTTTAGTACCTGCAGAAAAAGTAACTGCAGATGTACTATTTGAACCCGCTAAGACTGTAGTACGTGTAAGTGTGTTGCCAGTATTCCAAGTACCTAGTCCTACTTCCCACTCATCAACTCCAGAAGAGGTATGAGCAATAGCATAAAAAGTCGTGTCTCCATTAGAAAGGTAGGTCTGAAAAGTATCAAAGGTGGCTAGTGCACCACCTAAAGATATGTTTCCAGTACCTGTAGTCGTAGTCGATTCCTTGACACGATCTTTTAAAATAAATGCCATTATTTATTGCCTTATCAGCTAATACGAATTACTGCGTTTGAAGCATCTGCTGTTGGGAATACAACAGTAAAGTCACCTGCAGTAGATGTTACTGTTGAACCAAAGTTAAATACTGCAATAGCTTTGTTTCCTTGTGAGGCATTATATATAATAGCTCCGTCTGCAGATATAGTTAAGTTAGAAAAAACTTCATCTGCAAAGTCAACAAAAGCTGTTGAACCTGATAATGTAATACTAGCAGAGTCAAGTACTTGACCCCCTGCTGAGTAGTTAGTTCCTGATGCTTCATCAGAATTTCCTGTAACATCAGAATAGTTAGTTGTAGCTGCGCCATAAGTTCCAGAAGGTGAGGCTTTAATAAGAGCTACTTTTAAACTGTTTGTATCTAAATCGTGAACACCGCCAAGTAGCTCTTGCTTAAACGTGTTGCACATTGCTGTAGTAATAGCCATTTGAGGGTATCCTTTATATTAAGCACAAAGGGGCCAGCATATAGCCAGCCCCTAAAGTTATTTATGCAAGTGTATCACGGTCTACTTCCGCAGCAGCTTTAGTAGCACCCATTGGGGCATATACTACAAAAAACTTAAATGATCCTGCTGAAGGAGCATTTGAAGCTGCAAGTTTAGCAGTGATTACTGTGTCAGCATTTGTGACATTAGTAATACCGTTTACTGTGGTAGTAGTGGCAGCTAATGTTTTAGCACCATTAATATCAGCAGTACCAAGCATATCAACGTCACCACCTGTTACACCAAAACTTACTGCGTTAGCACCAGCAATAGTGGCTGCAGCAGTACACTCAGCGCCAGCAGCAAGAACCACACAATTGTTTGGAACTGTACCGATATCGTGAGTTGAGCTAGTGGTAAGATTACCGTGAGCAATCACAGCAGTCTCAATACGAACTGGAGATTGTAAAGCCATTGTTTAGTCCTCCCTTATGCCAAGTTATACTTGGCGTTAACAAGAGCTTCTGGACGAAGAATCTTGCGACCGTATAGATGCATACCACGAACAATGTCAGCAAAGCTGTCAGGGTCACGATAAGTTTCAGTCTTATTGATTTGCTCCGCAGTTGCGACAGCAGAATCATGACCAGCTACGATAACACCGTAGTTAGCGTTTTGGTTTGCAGTACCTGTAGTACCTGAACCAGTACCAACTGAAGGCAGATTGCTTGAAGTGTATACACGGAAACCGTGGAAGTTATTCAAGACCAGACCATTGCGTAGTCCACCTGATTCACCGAAGTCTGCGTTAAAGAGGCGTGAATCCTCATCACGAAGTACTTCCATAAATACTGGATCAACTACCAGCCAGCGTCCTTGAGTATCAACTTGTTGTTGATCCAAGAGGCGAGCCATACGAGCAACAACCATTGCTGGTGAAGCTGTAGCAGTTGGAAGGGCTGTGGCACCAGGCAAACGTGCTGCAATTGGGATCGAGTGATCACCAGCAGAACCAGTTGTGATGTTACCAAAGTCACCTTTTTTCAGTTTCATGCTTGACAGCAATTCATCTGAACCAGCAGTGGCTACTGCTTTAGTGCCGTTTACTTGGTCATTAACAGTATCGGCATCTGTGTGCAAAGCTGATTGTTTAAAGCCAGCAAGATAACCAAGGACTTCTTGGTCATGCTGATCAGCCAAACGATAAGCTGCACGGTTGGTTGCAAGATCCATAAAGTTCACATGTGAGTGAGCTTCTTCGATGTCATCAATTTTAAAGGCAAAGTAGTTAGCTTTGTCTACAACTAATGAAAAATCTTCATCGTCAAGATCTTGTGCTGAGATATTAGTACCACGAGCATATGAGCTTACAGAAATCTCAGGTTCTTTAATGATTTTTACTGTATCACCTTGGGCAGAAATCTCCCCAAAATAATCAGAGTTGGTGATGTCACCTGTTACAGTTGCTTTACGGAAAGCAAGCTGTACTTTTTTAGAGTAGATTACGGAACTAAAGTTACCGTTAGGTAAGTTACCGTATCCCCCTGCAGTTGTAAAAGCCATGATAAATTCCTCCTGATAGTTGGCTTATTAAAAAGCTAATACCAATAAGAGGCTGTTGTTTTTCTAGGGTGCGTAAAACTAACAGTCGGCCAACCGTCAGTTTACGGGCCTATACTTGAACAGGTAGTTCTTTCTAGTTTAGACTTTATTGGGAATTGAGTTAAAACAAAAGGTAGTCACAAGAGGCTTTTGTTCTATACTCCTTAGTTATACTATTGATTTTTTATTTGTCAATAGTTTATCTGGCATTACCAGATACGTCATAGACGAATTTACCACTACGCATTGCTTTGTTAATTTCGTCTGCACGTTCTTCAAATTCTTTGTCAGTCATTCTAGCAACTTCTGACTCACGAATCATACCATTAGCATCAGCTACATCTACCTCAGTTTTACTTTTTTTAGATACAGGTGATGCTGCTGCTTTTCTATTTGCTTTTTTAGCTTCATTAGTAAGACCTTTATCTGATTTATAAAGATCAATTACACGTACTACTGAAGCTGGGTCATCTGCATTTTCATATAGTGCATCTCTAACCCACTTAGGTTGTGCATCTGCCCAATCATGAAACTCATCTGACTCACGTAACTGATCAAAGTCTGAATGTGATCTACGTATTTCATTTTCAGACTTAACTCGATGAGCTTCTGCTTGAGCTTCGTCAAGTTCTTTTAATCGAATATCAGCTTTATTAAACATTTCTTGTGCTTTTTTAGCAGCAATAGTTTCTACAATACCAGCTACATCAGGATATTCTTTAGCCCATTGTTCAATGTCTTCATCAGACTTAGGTGGCACTATACCTGCTTTAGTAGATGCTTTTTGAAGAGCTTCAAATTTTTCATCCCACTCTTTTTCTTTTTGCTGCATATAGCGTCTTAAATCACCATAGCGTTTTTTAAAAGACTTTTCTTCTGCAGATAACGTTTCTTCTTTAGCTTCTGTATTGGTCTCTGCTTCTTGAGTAGTTTCTTCAACTTCTTCTGTTTCATCTACTGGGGTTTCTCCCCTTGCTTCAGCTTCAAGTTTTTCAATCTCCTTAGCTTCTTCTTCCATCCGTTGTTTACGCTTTGCGTGATTGTATCCACGATCAACGAATCCTGCAGTTTTTGATGTTTCCATTTCTCCTAGTTCAGACATATTATTCTCCTTATGTTGGGGTCAGCCGTAGCCAAGTAGCCTTATAGTTATTTAGTTTAGGGGTTATTCATCCCATCCTGTCATTGCAGCTTTTACACCAGCAAACTCTCGTTCTTCATCTACATTTTTAGGTTGTATAGCACCTGAAACTATGTCACGTATTCTTTGTTCCCGTCTTTGGTCATCTATTCTGCTACTTGAAGCACTTTCTCTTGCTTGATCTCTTTCATATTTTTCAGTAGCAGTAAGTGTAGGTTTTGTTACAAGAGGTCTTGGACCTGGCCTAATAGAGCCTATTTCTTCAGCAGTGGGTGCTAAAGAACCAGTTCGTTTATATCCCCCAGTTACAATAACAGGTGGAGTACTTTCATCATCATCATGATCTACAGGTGTTGTCATAGTCGGATCATAAGTCATATTTTTAGGTGCATTCTTTTTGAGTTGTTTTTCCCAATCCTTATCAGTCTTAAAAATTTTATTACCAAACACATCTACAGAATCTTTAAATAGCCCAGCATCAACTTGAGTACTATTAATTTGTTTTGCTAGTTGACTACCAGTAATAAAGGGTTTAAGTTTACCTAAATTGTTACTATTAACGTAATTATTAAACTTAACTTTTAAAGCATCTACATCTTTTCCTTGAGCTTCAAGTATTGCGATGTTAGCTGCAACTTGAGCTGCATTAGATGCTTTTGCAAACTTACCTAAAACTCCTCCGCCAAATATTATTTCAGCTGCACTACCTAACATAGTTGTAGGTCCATCTAAAGCTTTTGAAGTTTGTTGTTCTAGATTATTAAAGTCAGTGTAATCATAACTATCCATCCAAGTTGTACTATCTTCGCCTTCATCTTCATCTTCTCCCCCATTGTCTTCGTCTGTTTTAACAACAGGTGGTGGCATTTCACACATCTTAGTTTCTGGATTATAAACCATACCCCTAGCTGCACAGGAAGCTTCTGTTTCTACTTCTACTGGTGGTGTAACTGTTGAAGTTTTTCCTGCTGGCCCAAATAAGGTGCTACCTAAACCTACATATTGCATTGGATCAAAAGTTAAACCACCTTCATTCATACCTACAGCATCACCAAATTCTTGCTGTAGTAAACGTTTAAATTCTTCATCAGAAAGAGTTTCTTCTTGTGAAGTTGCAACAGGTTCACCACCTATTCTACCATTTGCTTCCATAGACTGCAAGCCCATTTTTGCTTCTGTACGAAGATCTTCAAAAAACTTTACTCCAAAGAATCTAACAACATCAGCGGGTACAACATACTCACCTTCAGATAGTTGAGCAGGTATATCATCACGTACTTCTGAAGCCATAGAACCTGAGGGTACTTCATTGCCAGATACAGGGTCTTGGTTCATGCCATCGTCTTTTAGTCCACCTTCTTGCATAAAGGCCATTTCCATTTGTTTATTATCCATTAATCTTATCCCTCAAACGTAATAGTGATCGTAGTGCACGTATCTCACCTTGCAGTCTGTAGATCTCATCAATCTCCCTAGACTGCTCTAGTGTTACATGTGTAAAGGCTATCCGTTCAGCAATCTCTTCGATAAACGGAGTGTATAACTCTGGGTTATTTACAAAAGGTTTTAGTGTATTATTCACGACGAGTTTCATTGTATTTGTTGTTGACCAGTATTAGCTGAGAAGCCCTGTTCTCCTGGTGTAGGAGCTGTACCAGTACCTATGTTACCACCCCCGCTACCTTGAGTATCCTGTACCTGTGCGCCAGCAGGAGCGCCCTGAGGAACTTGTCCTTGTGCTGTAGGTGGTTCTGGATTTTCAGCTTTAAACTTCTTAAGTATCTCTGCTTGTACTGCAGCATCAGACATAGAATTAACAAGCTTATCTGAATCAAGATCCATAGACTTAGCAATCTCACGAATAATATAATCCATCTTAGCAAATGGAGCTAATACAGGATTTTGTACAACTTGTAAAAATTGCATTAATCGTTGACTTCGTACCTCATTAGCCATTAGGCTTTCAGTACCACGAGCTTTTACTTCAAGATCACCTTTAATTTCTTCGTCGTAATTAAACTGCATGTTAAAACTAAAAAAAGCTTTAGCAAGTGGACCAAGCAAATAAT